TTTATATTGGTAATGTTATTAGGATAGATAATCATTATTTTATATAATTAGCAGAAACCATTTAAACCTAAATCGTAAATGATTAGTAGTTATGGTAAATATCGTATTGGTTGAAAAGACTGGTGACTTGAAAGAATGCAAGTATAATGTAGAAAAGGATGAATTGTATAAAAAGTGTAAATTCAAGAAGAGTGATGGTTTCGAATTGAGACACTCTTGGCAAACAAAGAAAAGTAAATATTCATTTACATCTGTATCTCTGTATGCACGTGATACAGGAAAGGCAAATACGGAAAACAAATACGACTTGCCTCCACCGATTGATAATATTTTGTATTTTGGATGTATTACACTTGTTGCGAAGAACGAAGCGGGAGAATATGTTGATTTGTCTGTAGAAGAATGGACTACATTTTATGAAGACCTGTTTGGTGGATTTGAAAATCTGGCGGATACTGCAAAAGAAGACGAAGAAGAGGAAGATGAATTAGCAAATGTTCCTGCCGAAATGAAGACAAAGACCGGTTATTTAAAGGATGATTTTATAGTAGAAGATAACGCAAGCGATGGTACAATTAACAATAGCGGTAATACTAGCCATAAAGACAGTTGCGAAGATGACGAAGAATGGGAAGACGATGAAAGTTCAGACTTGGAGCTTGAATTTGAAGATTATGTTTATAGCGATGAAGATTGAATATTATAAACGGAAATAAATATCTACTTGAATGTCAGTCATATAAATATAATTCAAATAAATTATATTTATAAAATAATATATCGATATGTTATTTAGTCAAATTTAATAGATCTTCAACAATTTGGCTATTAAGGTCTACAATCATGGTTATATTTTTATTATCATCTATTGTAAATGGTATCCCTTTGTCTTTACCTATACCATCATAATTACCATGTAATCTATCAAACACCGACAACCTAATAATACTAGCTATACTTTTTGCAATATCAGGATTTAGAGATTCGTCTCTTTGTTTTTCGCGTATTATTTTATCTAATACTTCAACTAATCTACTACCATTGTTTTTTAATATTAATTCGGTAATAATATATTTTGAAACATGAGTTCTATTTATTTCTGTATTAGTTATATCATTATTTATAGCTTTCGCATATGCTTCTTTATCAAAATTATTAAACGTATCATTCAAAAGGTCTATATTTTTTTTTAATAACCATATAGATTCAGGCACACCATTAGCAGATATGTCTATTTTTTCGTAATTAGCTGATACAAAATCCTTTTTTATATTGGATATTATATCTTTTGCATTATTATCGTAATTTTTCAAAATAGTAGGCGGTCCATAGTTTATATATTGTTCATTATATCCGTATGAAAAATAATAACCTATTGTACTATCAAACCACCTGTTAGCCCAATCATACCAGGTTCCTCTCTCTGCTTCATCACCTAATCTTGATTGACTTCCATAATCTGAACGTTTAACGTTATACAGTTTGTCGTTAAAATTAGATTGTTTAACTACATCATATCCATTTTGGTTTAACTCATAAAATAAAGTATATTTATCGTCATTAGATAATTTGTTAAAATCATCATTTGTATTTAGTAAATCAATTGGATTTAATATGTTACCAGAATTGTCGTATATATTATCTGATATTGATATTTTAAGTTGGTTTATATTTATTGGAGCGATATACGTATAAATTGAATCACGTAATATGTTGTGATTAGCACTACTAATCATTTTTTCTATATTGTTGTCTGAAAAAATTGTCTGACCGTCGTTATCGTCCATAGTATGTTTAATTTGGGCAATAGTAAGGTCATTTTTATCCAGGTTACGTAATATATTTTTTATTTTTTCTTGAAATTTATCCGAGTCATTATGTTGAGATAACCATTTTAAATATATCAATATTTGACCAGTATCATCTGTTTTATATGTTTCTAAGACCTTCTTATAGTCATAAGATTCATTTAATTCACTGTCTATTAATTCCCTACTCTTGGATATCTCCTCATCTTTTTTAACACATATAGGTGGATTTGGTTCATTAACTTCTTTGTTATATTTATAAATTAAATGGAACCCTTTATCGCACAAAAAAGTATCAGTGTCAGTCTCGTTATCCAATGTAATAGTATTTGGAATGACAATGTTTGCTCCTTCATCTATTGTTAAATTATCTATTCTATTATTAACTAAATTATATGGAGTAATTTTTCTTTTATTCAAAAAATCAACCCATATTTGCTTATGAGATTGTTTGTTTGTATAATCTGTGTCACTGATTCTATCGGTATATTTACTTATTAAACCCTTTAATTCTCTTATATATCTTATTGCTATTTTTCTCGCACTGGACGATTTGTTCCCTTTTAGTGTATCATGATCGAGTAATTTCAAATAAAGTTTAGATGAATATTTTTCTATCATTACATCCAATTGATCGTCTAATGTTTTCAAATATGTTATTGTGTCTTCTTTATTATTAGCATCAGTAATTTTATTATTTATTACTTTACTACAATGTGTATTATTATCATCTACGCTAGATTGTGTAGGTGAATTTAATTTTAATAGTGTGTAAATTGTATCTTTATCGTCATATGTATCATCCTGTGTATCAAGTTGATCAATTGCTACTTTATTTGCAATCGTACATAGAGCATTTATTATATTATTTATATTATTACTACCATTAACTACTTCTGGAAAATCGTAAAAATATGTAGATAGTGGAGTCGCGATTGACAATGCAAAAAACCTAGTGTAACTCGTAAGTATATTTTTAAGTGGTTCATTAATTTGTTTTTTAATTTTAGTATCTATAGTTTCAGTTGTTGATGTTGTCGTTGAGACTTCGTTAGTTTCATCTATTAAATTTGTAATATAGGTGCGAAACATATTAATTGAGAGTCCGTTAGTTTCATCCCCTAATATAAATGTACGAATGGTTCTATTTGATACAGAATCTGTAGATAATAATGTATTTTTAAGTATAGGAGCAATTAAATCATCAACTATTATATTTATAAGTTTATCACCGTATGTACCAAATATTAGAGATAGCATATCCATACCTATCATAGGAATCGAAGACCACCAACTAGATAATCTGTCAGTTATAAATAGACCAAATATTTCACAATATATTTTATTTGATAATAATAATAAATACTCATATATTCTTGGTGAATCATCTGTAGATGTTATTATCATTTGGGTTATTATATCAAATAGAGATACATTCTTGTATTTATCATCTTTAAATATTTCACAGTTACTACCTTTGTACATATCCTCATTGAATATATCATTCACCTTATTTTGTGATTCGTTATTAGATGTAAGATTCCATGCTAAAGACATAGTCGCCATACCCCCTTCTAAATGTGATAACTTTCCGGAATTTACAAAACCATACAGATTAGTTTTATTAGTATCGCTCAGGTTTGAATTGTCATCATTTTCAATCATTATATCTTTAACGACTTGTATTGTCCTGGTATTTATTTGCTTTATATACGCTTCGAATGTCGTATTACTTAGGCCAATATTATACGTTACTATATCATCTTCGTTAGCAAATCCTGAAGGTGGCCACGTAATTTTAATTGTACCAGAATCTATACTAGGGGACGAAGATTCGCTTATTATTTTTGTCACTATTTGTGCGGTCATTATAAAAATATATTGAACTAAACGATCACTTATAGTTAGTTGATCTTTAGGTTTATTATTTATTGTATCTGCTACACGTGCTAAAGCATTTACTGTAGCTAAAATAATACCTCTCGGTCCTGCTTTTAAAAACATATCAAGCACATTAAATATTCCGCAAACCGCCACGACAGCAGGACCAGCAGTTTTAAGGTTGAAAAATTTCGATAAACCAAAACCACTCGCAGGGGCAGAGGTTGAACACAGATTAAGAACAGCAATCCATACACTCGACGTAGTAAGAGTATGTATATATTTCTGAACCCATTCTGTATTATTCAAAGCAAATGCGAAAGTGGAATATATTATTTTATATATCGCATTTTCTTTTTTACAATGGGTTTGTATAGTTTGTTTTTCGTTAGGAGTCACGCTATTTACATAGTTTATATTGTCACCTTCCATCCACCATTCATTCTGATGTTCAGAACACCATACATTTGCATCGGTAAATGGGGATGAATCGTTAGATTCGGTTTCTAGTCTATAAGGTGTTTCGCCAAGTTTTTTTCTCTCTAGTTTATTTCCTGTTACATTGCGCAATAAACCCATTAAGTTAGATACTATACCATCATCGCCAAATAAATAACCCATCATATTTTCAAGCATATTTTTTTCACTACTACTTTCAGAAGTCTCGGTTGATGTTTCTTCACTCAATGCTGAATCTTCAGCTTGCTTTATAGCTTCGTCAGTTTTTTGTTTAATATCAGTAGTTTGTTGTTGGCTTTGTTGTTGGCTTTGTTGTTGGCTTTGTTGTTGGCTTTGTTTGCTTTGTTGGCTTTGTTGGCTTTGTTGTTGGCCTTTTGGTTGGTTTTTTGATGATTGTCCTGTCGTTTTCACTTGAGTTGATCGTTCTGATGACGAGGAACCATTATTCCCATTACTATTATCAGATTGACGAGCTTCTATTATTCTGTGTATATCATTGAATTGATTCATATATCTTTGAAATTCATTAGTTATGTTATTTTTAGCATTATCAATATTTCTAATATTATTCTTAATTGTCTTTGAAATTGTATTCAAATATACATATTCATGTAATTCGTGCTTGATAGTAATATATTTTTCATATAGTTTTGTTATATTATCATCACACTTATTATTATTATTATATTCGGTTTCTTTATTTCTTGAAAGAAGTGAGGCCGATAACGTTTGTTTTACCTTCCTATAGTCCGTTTTTATTTCGTCTATAGTATCATTTCGGTTTGTTGATATTTTGTTTAATTCATTATCGATATCTTGTATCATTGATTTTCCTATAGAAACATCATTTTCTAACTGCAATAATTTTATCATAATATCTTGTCCATTATTATCTTTTAGCTCTAAATGAGTTTCGCCTGCATACAACTTATTTATTTGAATAACATCATTCGTGTTACAAATACTTGTTATTTTGTCAAATATTGCCTTTCTTTCTTTGTCACCTATATCTTTATATGATTCGAAAGTATTTTCATTATATATATAGTTATATATTGCGTTATTTACATTTGGATCAATCTTCGAGACACTTTTTTTAGCTCCTTCCAGTAATTTGGCTACTTCGTTTTGCAAATTATATCGTTCTCTATTTATAGCTTTTGTAAGGGTACTATCCTCTGGCTGGTTCTTTACGTTATCCTCTTCTGACTGGTCTATCACGCTATCCTCTTCATTCTTTAAAGTATTTATTACAAAATCTATTAGGTTATCATGTAATTCTTTAATACTGCGACAGTTTATATCGCGAAAAGAGTTATTGTCGTCAGTCTTACATTTTTTATCTAAATATACGATTGTTTCAGGTCTCAATAAAATATCTTCATCCGAAATAGAATCGTCATATGAAAGATCTGTTTTTATTTTATTCCTCGTATCCTCTAATATTAAAGGTTTTGATTGGTCGTCTCTACGACTTTCAGTTAATAAGGAAAGACCTGCATCTGTTAAAAAAGTTTCACAGTTACTTTTAAATATTTTATAATTAAAGCCAATATCGCGCAATTGTGGAATTTTTTTTTGTATATCAATCACGTCTTTTTTATTGCTGGTCTCTAGGATTGGTTGAAATAAATTAACCACTCTTTTAGATAAGTCGTTACTATGTATAATGTAATTTTTTACAGCTGTATTAAATTCATTATTTAATGTTTCCAAATTAGATTTATCATTAGCATTACTTTTTTCTCTAACAAAATTATATTTACTATGAAAAGTATCTTTTTCAATAGAGTCATCAAATACCGATATATATTCTATTTTTGTAATTATGTCCATGAAACTAAGTATTGACATATCATTTACCAATATAGTTCCATCAGAAATAGGTAAAGGCATAGTTAGTTCGGCATTCGTATTTATTTCTTGTAAAAATATATCTTTTGCTTTATTTGATATTATAGTTTCCTTACTTTTTTTATCATCTTCACTCTGATACTTACGTAAAAATTTTTCTAATTTATTATAATCCTCATCTCCTATAATATCTAGACCAAGTGTATCATCTGTCATTTTGTCAATACCTGTCCATTTTTTAAACGTGTTGGTAATTTGACCAGTATAATTATTTGATCTAGGAAAAAAATAATTGTATGCTTTTGCAAAAATTGGTTCTTTAAATAATTTAATGTTATGCTCATTATTATTAGATATTACTTTAGACAATATACCCATTTCTATTAAATCAACGTTGAAACGTTCAGTAGTTATTTTTGGAATCGCTCCATCCGATGGTTCTATTTTTATGTTTCTATATAAACTATTGTATTGATCCTGTAAATATGATTCAAATGTTGTATTAGAATTACTTTCTTTGTGTTTGCGTTTCCAATATTGCATCATTAATACAAAAATATGTTCATTTTTATCATCTTCATTAATTCCATCTTCATTTATATCTACTATTCCAAGTAGATCTTTTAAATTAAATACTTTTAATTCTATACTTTTATCTCGATTATCGTTATTTAAAATCCCATTATTAATTGTATCTAATATAATTAAATTATCTGATCCATCTGTTATCATATTTCCTTCCAGATACGAAAAATCATCTACCGATTTATTAATTGAATGACTATAATATTTGTTTTCTACGCTAGCAAAAGGAATAACCGTATTAGTTATTAAATCTGATACATTAAACATATTAATTATTTCATATGCTTTATTTGTTATAGATTTTTTGTTATTTGTAGAAAACATGTTCGCTATACCATTAGAAAACGCCATAGTGAGTCTATGAGTTTTATTTGTGTTATTTAATATCTCATTCACGTCTATATTTAAGCTATCTATTACAGTAGTTATAGAAGAATTTATACTATATTCTAATAACGGACGTGTAATAAAATAATATGAAATTTTTAAAACAATATTTGTAGCAAAATTATTCCATAAAAATTCAATCTTAGATAAAAAGGATTTTAAAGACATACCTATTTTACTCTTTGAAAATCTTTCTTTTATATCATTATAAAATATTTCAACATCATGAGTGAGGTCACTTACTAATTTTCTTTTATATATTTCTATCCGTTGTGTAATATCTGCATGAGTACCATAAAATACTGCGAAATATTTATCTACTAGAGAAGGAAGGGAAATCGTCGGAATAAAAGTATTTATATATGGAAAATTTAATATAGGCATTTCATTGAGTGGAACTGTATCTTTACCGAATAATGTAAGACCATAAATAGAAATAATTCCAGCACCCATAACAGTTTTCTTAAAATCAAACATTAATGCTTTAAATCCTATGAATGATGCGCAATATGCTTTCATATTGCTTATCCCCATTTGAGGATTTCTTAGATTTTGTTTGAATTTTTTTCTGAACGCGATTATAAAGTTTATTGGATCACTTTTATATCTACTATTGTCTAACTCATCTGATCCGTTAATAATAATTTCTGCTATTTCTTCATTTGAAAAATTCTTTATTTTGTAATCACGTATATCATTAATCTCTTTTTCTATTGTGCGAACAATTTCATCGTTGGTTTTCTTTTTCTTCTCTTCTTTCTTTTTCGCATTTTGCTTTATTGTTTCAAAATATGTAGTAGAAATACTAGAAATACTAACACTATATGCTGATTGAAATGACATACTTATAAATCCATTCAATGGATTATTTTCATCTGAAAATGCATTCATAATCGGTCCAGCGTATCCAATTATTCCACCATTCCGTCCGTCTTTTGTAATATATTCAAATAACGAAGCTGTTTGTTTCATAGTACCTTTAGATAATGTTTTCGTAAATTCTCCAAATGTTCTAGAATTTAATCCAGGTTTTATAATAGATTCAGTGATTAAAGTTGGATTTATACCATCGTATTTTGATAATATATCTTGTGTAGTAGTTACATATGTAAATATATTTTTACTCATCGTATATGACGACATTAAAAAACCTATATACGGCGAACCATATAAATTAGAAACTGCTGCGATCCATCCATTGTTAAATTTAATATTTGTCTGGTCATTAAATATATCTTGTTTCTTCAATATATTATTTATATATTCATAAAAATTACCAATATCAGCATTTTCAGCATTTTCAACATTTTCAGCATTTTCAGTATCATTATTATTACCTTTCTTTAACATACTTAAGTTTCTTACAATATTTAATATACCATCATCTATAGTATTATCATCTACATCATTCTCTTTCTTTTGCTTTATTACATTATTCATTTTTAAATATAATTGTCTCAAATTTGTAATATCACTATTGCTTAATAAACCAGTCATGTGAAATAATTCCAAAAATCCTTCAAAAAATATTTTATTTGAATTTGCTAGTGTTGGTAAAATATGTATCCATGTAACAGGAGCAGTTATAGGAGACAATACGAGTAAATTAAATCCAATACCTACAACGAGGGGTGTCAAATGAGAAAAAAAAATTACATTTGTTACACTATATAACATGTTTTTAACAGTCTGTATTGTAGTAGGTTGATTTTTTAACTTGTCTTCATATGCTTGTTTATACCTAGTAACTCTATAAAAGATCATTTTATAATAGGATTCCATGTTCCTTTTCGCTGTTGATGGATTATTATATTGATATGCAAATGATTTCATGTTTTTTAGTACATCTCTCTGAGTTAAGGATAACTCTTTTTTACGAGGATCATTAGAATCATCTGATGCGGCGTCATTACCTTGATTGTTTGGTTTATTCATCATAATAGTTGCTATGTCATTACTCTTTACTACATTTTCTATAGTGATATCATCTACATATTCATATTGCTCTATTAATTCCTTCTCTCTAATAGTGTAATTTGTTTCCATCATTTTGTTAATTTCAGAATACATATCCATTTCTCTTTTATAAAACGATTCGTCATCCGAAAAATCAAATCTAGTTATATTATTACTTGAAGAATTGTAATTTTCTGCATAATTCTGATCTGATGTATTTATATTGCTTAAAATCGCAGCCATTGAATATAATTATATTTATATTATATTTAAATAATTACATTTATGTTTTGATTTAGATACATATATTTTGATTTAGATACATATATTTTGATTTAGATACATATATTTAGATTTAGATACATATATTTAGATTTAGATTTAGATTTAATTTTCTAAATATATAATATATTATTATGGCTGACGAACAAAAAATATGTAGTGAAAATGAATTTTATAAACTTTTAAAAGATAAAACACTTAATACAGACACTAATTTATTGAAGACTATTGAGGAATCTGAAACATTATATAATAATGGTAAATTTTATTATACAAGTGGTGAATCTATTGGCGCATTAGTTAGCTATTCGTGTTGTGCTGTATTATTAAATAGTGTTTTGAATGGTTTGAATGGCTCCCCTGCGACACCTACCCCCCCTGCGACACCTACCAACTCTACCCTTAATGTAATTGATAATGAGAGTGATACTGATAGTCAAACAGGAGATAACAGCAATGAATCATCAGATAATAATGATTTAATTAAAAAAACATCACTCTTCCTACAATCGTTGCTACAAGTAATAAGTAAATTACAGCAACAAACCAATAGTAAGAAAGGAAAAGGCGATGATGATGACGATGAAAAAGACTGGGACGAAATATGTACCAGAATTAAACCACTTGTATTTAAAAAAGGGGGTAGTGATTGCTTATTTTACAGTGACGTTATTGGTTTGAAAAGTGAAAAAAAAACTATAGATTCCTCCCTTATATATCCTCTTATATATCCTAATCTATATCCAAAATCAGCAAAAGGTATATTAATATATGGACCTCCTGGAACTGGTAAAACCTATTTAGTAAAAGCCGCTGTTAATGAATTACAGAAAAAAGACCCCAAAGTAGGTGTATTATTTTTTGCTCCTTCACCTGGAGATTTAAAGGGAAAATATGTAGGTGAAACTGAAAAACGCATAGAAGAAATATTTGTATGTGCTAGTAAAGCTGCTTGTAAGCATGAAAAAGGTTGTCCAGATAACAAAAAATATATTTCAATTATTTTTATGGATGAAATGGATGCTATTGCTCCAGATAGAGATACTGATACAACTGGACTAGCCGTTAATTCTGTAAATACACTATTACAAATGATGGATGGTATTAAGTCAAAATCGAATGTATGTGTAGTTGCTGCTACCAATTATCCTTGGAATTTAGATGGCGCTCTTTTAAGAAGATTTGATTCGCAACTTTTGATTAATATCCCCAGTCAATATGATTTGAAAGAGTTATTAAATATGTATATGAATAAACATATCAATGTTCTTTCTTCAGATAAAGCATCTAGTAAAGTATGCGACGATGAAGACAAACGCAATGATAAAGATGATGGTGATGAATTGTCTGGATGTAATTTAGTATGTGAAGATACTTTGAAATCTACTACTAAATATTTGGAAGCTCCATACAATCGTTTTACAATTGACTATTTTGACAATATAGAACAGAATGGACTAATTGATAGTATAGTAACTAAATTACATATGAATAATTTTTCCAACTCAGATTTAGATCGTTTATATAAAGCCGCAGCAGTAAATTCAGGTGAGTTAGCAGTTAAAAGAAATTTATTTTATTCTCCTAAAATATTAGGTAATTATGATGATACATTGGGTAGTAATAAATTTGTTTCTGCATTAACTCCTTTTAAAATATTGAAGCATTCCGGTATTACACCTACACCTGCTGTAAAAGGTAAAGTTAGTATAGATAGCCAAAAAAAAGCAGAAATATGTATTAATGCGTTAAAGATTAACAAGTATATTAATAGTCAAAATGATGGTGCTAAATCTGATCCGAATTATATTCAACTGGATCCTGCTAAGGTTGTAAGAATACCGTTTAAGAAGGATTATTATTACAATGATAAATGTTTATTATGGACAAATACAGATATTCTTAGCGCAATACCAAATGTCAAAAATATATATATTAAAGGGCATACGATTGGTGATGCTTTCCTAGAAAAGGATTACATTGAAAATATATTGGGAACAACACAAGATAATTTAGATAATCCAAAATTACAACATATATTTAATTCAATTGATCTAATTCTAGAATTTGATATGGTATTTAAAGAAACAAATATTGAGTTTAATCGAGATATTTTACTACCGATCGATCGTGATTTAATTAATGATGTATTTATGCCTATATATAAACAGTTTGAGACACATAAAACAGGTATAGAAAATAGCAGGAAACTTCAAATTGACGGTTCTACTGGCCCAACTAAATATTCAAAGGATCAGGAACTTATAGCACCAGTATCAGTACAAGCATCAGCAACCGAAGAACAAAGAACAGGAGGAGAGAATGAGCCAGCGAGTGAAGAAGATTTTACGAATATTACAATATTCGAGGATGCTGTGGATGCTGAGGATGCGAGCAGTGTTACATTATCGAACGCAACGAAAACTATATTAAGTCACGAGAATTTTAAAGCTAACTGGTTAAATAGTAATCTGTTAAAATATGTTCAGGGCAAATTAGCCAAAGAAAACAATATGGATTATTATAAATACGTATTACTGAAACATACTACTGTTAATTCTGCTAATTCTGCTAATTCTGCTACTGGTGTTTTTGCTATTGCCGCTACTGTTATGTCTGATGAATCTACTACTACTTCTGCTACTGCTCCTACTACTAATAATTATATTAACTTTATTCTTCTTAATGACGATTTTAAATGTAGCATAATAAAACGCGCCAATTTTAATAACACGGACAAAGATCCTCCTGAATATACTAGACAATTCACATTAGTCAAACATAATGAGACAATAGTCGCGGATATTAAATATGATAATAATAAGGAGATAGTATCTTATACAATAAAAATAGCTGATTACATAAAAATGATCAACTTTTACGATAAATATAAAGGTACGGATGCTGATTTAAATGCTACTGATTATATTCAAATAAATAAGCAATTGTTTGAAGTATTGTTCATTAATGATATCAGTGATTTGAACTATTCATTAGAAAATGAACAAATAAAAGCTATTTATAATCAAACCGATATAGAAGTCATATTAACACAATTGTATATAAATAATTGTATGAGAAAGTATTCTTTAGAAATGAGCAAAAGTCAAGACAAAGACACTTCCGAAAAAAACATAATAGACATGGTTAACAACATAAAGATAGATAATAATATAGATAAAATAGTTAGTATATTATTCAATAATTTATATACAAATTACTTGGATGTTGGAAAGGCTCCTGCTAATGCTGCTGCTACTACTGCTGCTGTTCCTACTAGTGCTAATACTGGTGCTACTGGTGCTGATGGTAATCCTGGTGTTGCTGCTAATGCTAGTGGTGCTACTGTTCCTGGTGCTAATGTTCCTGGTGCTAATAATACTAATGCTGATACTGATACTGATACTAAATTGGTGTTTAACCCCCCGTCCGACAGTTATTTTGGCAAGGATCCCTGCACAGAACTAAAAAAGATTGTCGTTGATAATAAGATTACAATAAATAACCTACATGAAATATTGAGTAATGAATCTAGGTACGATGCGGATATTGGACAAATTGTAGAAAATCCTACAGAATATGTGTTTTCATATGCTGCTGGTGGTAGTGTTAAAAAAATTAAAATACCAGATAATTGTCTCGATGCAGAGACTATTGTAAAACTAAACGCTCAAGCCGCCAAAAAGAAAAACCAAGGTGGAAGTGGAAGAACATATAAGAACAAAAAACATAAGAATGAAAAACATAAGAATGGAAAACATAAAGGTGGGTCAAAAGCAAAAACAGTAAAAAATATAAAAAACACGAATTATGTTGATAATGATGTTATTAAACAGGATGACTCATTTACTTCTTCTTCGCGAATTTACGTAGGTGGTGCAACTGATAATGATAATAAGGCGTTCATTGAGTGGTGTAATAAAAATAAAAAATCAGGAAGTACAAATGGAAAAATTGCTAGTGTTGCGAATAAAAGCATATTTATAAAAACAAAGTTTAATTATAGTGAAGTGAGCAATCAATATGGACCTAATATTGTAAATCGACTGTATAATATAGGAAACATGACTGGTTTTAGTGGGTGGTGGAATACTCCGACTAATACGTCTAACGATGTTACGATAAATAAACATAAAGAGCAATTCAATGCACATTTACAGAAAATTAAAGACACTAATATTATGATGTCTATTTTATTTAAACATATTACTGATGTAGGATCATTGGATAGTAGTTCTAATAATACAAATATTACTGATGACGAACAAATAATTTCTGAGTCCAACAATATTATTATTACGTGGTCAGACACGACCAACATAAATAGTGAATTAAGTAGTATTGGAACTATGTTGATAGACATGATTAAGCTAACAAAAGGTCTATATATAAGTGGGGCGGCCTTAGTAGGTCCAGCTGCTAGTTTTACCGGAGCAGGTGCCCTTGTTGGAGTTGGTATAACAGCATCATATCTATCTTTATCAGCTGTATTAGCTGGTAAATTTTATGAATGGAATGGTAATAATGAGAATGATAGAAAACTTTTGATAAATGATACGATGGGATCATTATTATATACCTTATTAATGGATATTAGATTTGTAGAAACCAAAAAATTTAAGGGTATTAGTGCTATAGGAAGCATTTTTGCTACATTACTTTATACATTTGAAGCAACTACGATGTCTATGCGTAACCATCTAAAACAAGATGAACAACGTACTGGGTTGTGGAGCAAATTCACGAAAATGGATGCAATAGATTATACGAAATTAATCAATACAAGTACAGATGATGCACTCCCTCAGAATAATAATGAAATTGTATTGAATACAGTATCATCTACTAAAATTACACCAGAACAAAAAAAACAATTAGTTAATTTAAACATACCATTATCTTCTTTTTACCATGCTTTATCAATTATTCAATCTACTTATAATAAAGAAACAGGACCGTTACTAACAAAATATTACGAAAATCGTGATTTGTTTATGGAAGACTGGAAAAAAAGAAAAGAAAAAAAATAATAAATTATATTATTCATATAAATATAAATAATATAATCAATATATACAAGATATGAGCTGTTCTTTTGATATAACAAAAGATATATTACAATTTTATAATAAACCATACGATGAACGCGAATTAGAAGAAAATGAAATAATGAAAGATGTTAATAATGTTGAAGGTATTGACGAAGTCAAATTAAACGATCTCTATAAAAAACTAATACTTATAACTGAATCTAATAAAAAACATGATTCGGATGAAAATGATGACGAAGACGATGATGACGATCCGGTCACTAATATATTAAAAAATTTAGTAAATGAAATGAAAAACAAACAAACGGATAATGAATTAACTGGAACAGATGATTCAATACAAAGTATAAGTAATATCAACTTTATTGAAGATGAAGATTTTGTAAAAAAAATACTGCTTTATAGATTTTTGGAAATACAAAAAAAAATATTATATGTTGAAAATGATATTGTATTTTATAATTATATCATTGCTTGTATTTTAAATAATGAGAATAAAATAAAATTAAATGCTGGTACTGATATTGGTACTGATGCTGGTACTGATAACAATACAGTTAAACAACTAAAAAAAAATAAAATCAAGCTGAATCAGATTAAACTGGATATTTTTAATAAATTAGATTATCTAAATACAGAAGATAGAATAGAACAAATATTTATAGATAATATATGTACATATGATTTTTTAAATAAACAATATAGTCAGAGAATATGGAAAGACATGTAATAAAATAATAAATGAAAACATCAACAAATATAGAGATATTATATACATATACTATATACACTATAATATGAGCGATGTTCCTATAATCACGAATAAATATATATCTAAACTAGAAGATCCTATACATAATTCATTAGAAATCAATGATGTCATATTTAATGAAGGTAATATGTATTATTCTAATAAATTAAAATGTTCTAATTCTCAAAACGATAATACAGAAATAACAACACGGGTTATGGTTGATAATAATAAACCATTAAGTAAAGGTGAAGAAAGTATATATAATAAAGTAATGAATAATTTTTCAGAAACACCTACTTATAAAATGGGTGGTACCGTGTCAGAAATAGAATATTTGGTTAAAAAAACTATATTAGATAAACGCGATGACGACGATGATGATGATGATGATGATGACATTGATACCATGATTGAAAACATAAAAAAAGACATAAGTAAAAAAAAAAATACAATTAGAACTTTAATAACCAATACTCAAATATATCTATCGATGTCCGGACAAGAGTATTTAAATGACAATGATAATAATAATGATATAATTAAAAGTATCAATGACAAATTAGGTAATTTTAAAAACGTGTCTAATATTTGGAAATATGAATAGGAGTGTTTATTATATGTATAAAAAATTGATTAAAGAATTATTACTATAAACATAGTAATAATACAGTTATAATTATGCGAGTAATTAATGATTCCGAAGAATTTCGTAGCAATGTTGTGTCAAAGTTAAAAATAATACTAGAAGATGAGATTATATGCTCCAATTTAGAAAAAGGAATCTTTAACTATTCGTTGGAACATGCAGACAAGTTGAATGTAGTCAAGAAATGGGATAATAGTTATTTCGTGAAAATTTATCTAGATCGTCTAAGAAGTATTTATACTAATTTACAAGATGATGGTATAAAGCAATCTATGAAAGACAAAACTATCAAGGCTCATACTCTAGCTTTTATGACGCATCCTGAAATGCGACCGGATAGATGGGATGACTTAATTCAAGAAAAGAAAATTAGAGACGAAAATAAATATGAACCGAAGTTAGAAGCTTCTACCGATGATTTCAAGTGTTGGAAGTGTAAATCAAAGAAATGTACTTATTATCAGCTACAAACACGGTCTGCAGATGAGCCCATGACAACCTTTGTAAATTGTCTAGATTGTGGTAATAGATGGAAGTGTTAGGTCTGTCGCCGACTGTAAATTACATTATATCACAAAAACATACATAAAAAATAATATAAATATTTATATTATTTTTTATTTTATTTTATAGCCGTCGGCAGACATGACAGATTATAATATTTCCAAATCTTTAAGATGCCAGTATTCAGACGCACCACTAGGCAAAGGTCTGCGAATAATAACTGGAATCATTTTTTCTTCTAATTCCTTCAAAGCGATTAAATATCCGTCTATGAGTGGAATATCCAATTTTACCAACGGTTTTGCTCCATTATTCAATTGCTTAGCACGTTGTCCTAATATTCTCGTCTTCTCGTATTTCGTTAGAAGTGGAATCGTCTTGTGTAAATCGTCAATAATGATATTCTCTTTGTTTCGTTGGACCTTGGCTAAATTATAAATTTCGTCGTAATTATGATTTACCGATTCAGGATGCTGATCCAGGATATAATTATCTCTCATTTCTCTATCGAATTTCTGTAAATAATCATCGTCTTCTTCTTCGTCGTCATCAGATTCATAATCAGAATCGTGCTTTTCAAATTCGACAGGCAGGTTCAATGTAGTTGTAGGCAATTCATTTGCAATATTTGACGATTTTTTGACAGTCGTTTTCGTTTTCTTGTTAATAACTCCTGTATCTTCGTCAATACTGATATCGTCGTCATTCATATCTTCACCATCTTCTTCGTCTTCAGAATTCACAATACTATCTGCGTCATCATCTCCTATTTGACTATCAACATCATCGTCGTCAATCACACTATCACCATCTTCTTCATTGTTATTTTCAACCTCATTTTTTTCATTCAAATTAATAATACTCGAATTGACATTATTTGTAAATGTAGGAGCAGATGTATTTTCTATTTCACTAACGGAACCCTCATCGTCACTCATATTTTCAATATCTGATTGTGCTAAATCACTCATTCTTCTTATAATATAATATTATTATTTACTTTTAAATAACATCAATTTTTATTTAAAAAAATAATAGATCACGTAATCTTTTATTTTATTATGATGTGTTGTATTTTTATAGCTTGTTAAATTTTATCATTTCATTTCAACGTAAATTTAATTATTTTTTTTCTGTTTTCCATACCGTGTCGCATTTTGCGCACAAATAGATATATAACTTGTTTAAATCGTCATAGCGGATATATATGACTTCTCTCTCTCCATTACCGTCTTCTTTATTGCTACAACAATCACTATTCGGACATTTGATTGTATTGATTCTTGGTAATGTAGGGTCCAATTTGGTATATTCGTTAATAATATGATTGTATTTTTGCTCACTTCTCTTTAATTGGGTCTTAGATACGCAAATATTATCTTTGGTTAGATTCGTATCTTCATGACCGCAGCTTCTACAATAATATATCAAATTGTTTTCATCCTCCGATGAAATTCTAATATAATACATGTTGTCGCATTTGTCGCAAAAGTGCATCTTCTTAAATAGTATATATATTATTATATTTAATTCCTTTCTTCAATTTTTATCTATAATGCCCAAGTTATTCCGATTTCACATCATTGAATATTATCTAATAATTTACACGGTTGGTAATTTACAAAACGCCTCGTATGTATTTTTCCAATTGATGGGAATATTCAGGTTGTAAATTCCGGTTCGCACATTTTCAATGGGATCGTCTTTTTTTCCTTCTAAAATAGTCAAAATGTCTGCTCTGTTCTTTTTAAACTCAGTATTCATCTCCGTTTCAAATATTTCATGAAAGGGGCTAATAGACCAACCTGAATCCTTTGACAATATACGATTTACAGAAAAATCGAAATTTTTAAACAATATGATTTTGTTATATTTCGCAACATCAGAATGCTTTTCAGTGAATCCAGGTTCGTGTAATAGAGGCATATTATCCATAATACTCACAATGGTAAGTAAAATTGTTCTGATACTTTGACAACCAGTCCATTGATCACCCTTCCATGTATTTAACATGGACAAACACATTTTTCCTGAGCGATACATATT